CTGTGGGACTTTTATTTGTAAGAGGTATAGAAGTATTTAATTCAACAGCAAATATTAATGGTCAAAGTCAATGGTTAGAAAGACGTGATCAAACTTTTATTTCTGAATACGTAGGTAACTTAACAGGAACTGCAGGTGGAGTTGCAGGAACTGATGTAACAGGTTTACCTAAGTATTATGCAGGATTTGGTGGTGCAACAACAGGTAATACTACAGCAACTTCAGGTGCTATTTATTTAGCTCCTACACCTAACGCTAATTATCAATATATTATACATTATAATGTAATGCCCGTGGGTCTTGGATCAGGAAACGATGGAAATTCTGAGACTTATTTAAGTAACTATTTTCCTCAAGGACTGCTATATGCTTGTTTAGCAGAGGCATATTCTTTTTTAAAAGGTCCGCAAGATATGTTGACATTGTACACGCAAAAGTATACACAAGAACTACAAAAGTTTGCAGCAATGCAAATTGGAAGAAGAAGACGAGACGATTACACGGATGGAACAATAAGAATACCAATCGAGTCAGCGCCTCAGTAAATAAATTAGGAGATAAAAATTATGGCAATAACATCAGCAGTATGTAACACTTTCAAAACAGAAGTTTTAAGAGCAATTCACAATTTTACACAAGGTGGAAATACTTTTAGACTAGCATTGTACACAAGTTCAGCGACATTAAATAAATCAACTACGGCTTACACAACTTCAAATGAAGTAGCTAATGGTAATGGTTACACTACTAAAGGTGCAGCGTTAACAAACGTAACACCCGCTTTATCTGGTGACACAGCTTGTTGTGATTTTGCAAACATATCTTTTACATCAGCTTCATTTACAGCTAACGGTTGTTTAATCTTTAATGATACAGCAGCCAATGATCCATCAGTTTGTGCAATTGCATTTGGTGGAGATAAAACTGTAACAAGTGGAACTTTCACGATAGAATTTCCAGCAGCAGACGCATCTAACGCTATACTTAGAATAGCATAAGGAGTAACTCCTTATGTCTATAGCTCAAACGTTCACAGTAACGGTTCAGAGCACTGGTTCCGGTAATAAATATCTTATTGATGGTGTTCAACAAGACACCATAATGATTGGTGCTGGTCTAACTTATAAGTTAGATCAATCAGATAGTTCTAATTCTAATCACCCTTTAAGATTTTCAATAACAAGTAATGGCACATGGGCGGGTGGTTCAGAATATACTACAGGTGTAACTACTAATGGTGTCCCTGGCCAAGCAGGAGCATACACACAAATTGCAGTCGAGGGCGGCGCACCTTCAACCTTATACTATTATTGCACTAACCATAGCGGAATGGGTGGACAAGCTAACACCGATGGATGGGGAAGATCTACGTGGGATCAAGCTGATTGGGGAGATACTAATATTATTCAAACTGGATGGGGACGTAATACTTGGAATTTTCAAAGTTGGGGCAACACACCTTTTGTTCAACTTACTGGTTTATCGACAACATCAGCTACTGGTTCACTTACAGTAGAAACAGGTCAAGGTTGGGGTAACGATACATGGGGTTTTGAAAATTGGGGAGAATCCTCTATTGACGTATCACTAACCGGTTTATCAACTACATCAGCAGTTGGATCAATTTCACCGATTCAAGAAACAGTTGGGTTAACAGGTTTATCCACAACTTCTGCATTAGGTTCGCCAGTTGCAAAATCTGATGTCTCATCAACTCTAACAGGATTATCGGCTACATCATCTGTTGGTGCAATTTCACCTGCGTTGCTTCAAACAGTAACATTAACTGGACTTGCAATGACTTCTTCTGAAGGATCTATTGCACCTATATCAAATGAAGAAGTAGGACTAACGGGTCAATCGACAACGGTTACTTTAGGGGGTTTAATTATTTTTGCAGGAAGTAATTTAACACCTGCAGGAGTTACTACAACATCTGCAGTAGGTTCATTACAAGTAAATTCAAATCCTTTACCTTTTACATTAACTGGACTTTCAGCAACATCTGCAGTAGGTTCAATTTTACCTGCCGATGTAATGGGATTAACAGGAGTATCCGCAACTTCTACAGTAGGATCTTTAACAAGTGACATTGGACAGATTTTAACTGGAGTCTCAGCGACTTCTTCTGTAGGGTCCGTACTTGCAGGAATAGGGGTTTCATTAACAGGGCTTTCAACAACATCATCTGTAGGTGCAGTTTCATTTAGCATAACTGAGGTAATTACATTAACAGGAGTACAGGCAACAACGGAATTAAACGATAACCTTCCTTTAAAGTATTTTAATAGATTGATACCTAAAAATAGTACAGGTTACACAAGATTGGTAGCAAACTAATGTTTGACTTAGCAATAAATAAACAATATAAATAACACAAATTAGGAGTACAAAATTATGGCATCAACTTTCACAGATCTCGGCCTAGAACTAATGGCAACCGGCGAAAACGCTGGTACTTGGGGAACAAAAACTAACGCAAATTTAAGTCTTATTGAACAACTTACAGGTGGTGTTTTACAGGTTTCTACTGCAGGCGGTGCAGGATCTACAGATTTAGATATAGATGACGGTGCTTTAACAGGTACTGCTCAACAAAGAGTTATAGAATTAACAGGATCAATAACTGGAAACAGAATTATAACTTGGCCACTTCTTACAGAAAATTTTTACATAGTTAAAAATGGCACATCAGGTGCTTACACAGTACAATTAAAAGCAGCTTCCGGTTCAGGAGCAACGGTTACTTTTTCAGCAACTGACAAAGGATATAAAATTATATATCTTGATGGAGTTGCAACTAACACAGGTGTTTTTGAAGTACCTCTTGGAGATACTAACGAAGTAACTCTTACAGGAACACAGACTTTAACAAACAAAACTTTAACTAGCCCTGCGATCGGAACAAAAATTGCAGATACTAACGGAAATGAATTATTACTTTTAACGGCTACAGGTTCAGCGGTTAATGAATTTACTTTAGCAAATGCTTCAACAGGCAATGGACCAACTCTTTCAGCAACAGGTGAAACTAATGTTGGTATAAATATTAATCCTAAAGGAACAGGGGTTTTTAAATCAGG